GGGGATAATTTCATAATTTAAAATATAAGTTGTATCTCCGTATAAATATGTTATAATTCTCTCTTAACTACAGTTCTTAACTCAGTAAATGATGGTGAATGGTTAGGATTTTCAAGGTCAAATAAACGCTTTACACTCTTAAAAATATCTAAATTTTCTTCAATAGAGCGATCTGACTCAAATAACTCCCATCCTTTACCTTGGATTTTCTTACCTGACTTATCAGGGCCTCTTTTAGCTGATTTAAGCCATAAAATACCAGCATGGTCTACTTTTTTACCATAGCATTCTTCATAACATTTAGCATAAACAGCAGCTTGAAGCTCATATGAGGTTTGTAGGTTATTTGAAGTTTTATTATCTACAACCCATAATTTATCATTTAACTCAAATACCAAGTCAGTAGTACCAGCTACTTTAAGTTCATCTGAGAATAGGTGGGTTTCTACTTCAATTAATTTAGGTTTATAAGTCTCCCAAAAATCTACAAAACGTAGAAACATCTGCCATACATCAGTGTTATGTTGAGGTACTCCTTTACTATCTAAGAAATGAAGTTCTTCTCCATTTAGATAAGCCTCAATCAACTCATGTGTTTGAGTTCCTTCCTCAGCAGCTTTTTTAACAACATAGTCAGCTGAGCGACCCATAGTTTTAAGCCATTCTTCAAAATGTTTTCCTTTAGGATAAGAAGACAAGACATAAGTGATAGAAGGGTAATATTCTCCATTACGTCTATAGTAACGTGAGTCTGGTAATGTAATCTGTTGAGCATCATCTGATACTTCTAAAATACGATTATGGGTATGTTTGATAATTTTACTCATATTAATTCAAGTTTTTTAGCCATTAGGCTGTATTGTGTTAATTGTTTAGTGTTTTGGATGAGATTTGTAAAATGAGTAAATCCCATTTCACTTGGATCTTTTTCATCTAAATCTACCAGGTAAACCTCTTTACCCTCGTTTATTAATAATTCAGCGAAACGTAAAGCATCCTTCATTGCATCTTTATCCAAGGCAATATAGACTTGCTTTACAGTTGATGTTACAATTTTTTTCATTAGGCTATCCTGAATATGTTTACCTAATAATGGGATTGCATTACGTTTGATAGCCATAGCATCAAACATACCCTCACATAATACTATAGGTGAGGACCAATTAATATATAACTCAAAAGGTATAATATTTTTACTTAATGTAGGGTTCTTATATTTTACCTTAGAGTTAGGATTGAAGTTGCGGGCCACATAGTAATTCAATTTACCTTCGTTATTATACGATGGTATAACCACCATCTTATCGAAGGCACCGCCCTCGCAATATCCTACATTATATTTAAGTATATCGTGTTTACTAACGCCTCGTTTCTTTAAATAAGCTAAGGCGTGTCTACCTACAATATCATTTTCTGTAATTTCTGATAGGGGTTTAAATTCCTCTGGCAGTTTAAGATCTGTCTTAAATTCTTGAGTTATTATTCTAAACCCGGAACCAACTAGGGATTTAAGTTCTTCTATCTTATCTATAGAAGTATCTATTGCTTTAAATAAACTAAGTAATTTACTTCCTTTCTTATTACAAGCCCAACAATGCCACTTTTGATAGTGGGTAGCATTTTCATCTAGATTAATCTCTAATTTAGGTTTGTGGTGGTGGCAAAAAGGACAAGTGTGGGCCTGGTTTCCACGTGCGGTGGGTTTACCATGCCCTAAGACAGAATTAACTAAATTCGCTACTAGCTGATTTATCATACGTGGTAAGATACGAAAAGTATCTTACTCAGCAAAGTCTTTCCTATAAAATTTTCCAAGAATGTTATCGTTGTACCATTTTTCTGGCTCCTCTAATACCCCTTTTACAAATAAGTATTTACATTCATAATAGGTAAGTAATTTTTTACTAGGAACCAATTGTAAGATAACTCTTTCAAATTCATCTTGCTTACCTTGTTTTAACAACTCTAGGATAGGTTTAGCAGAGCCATAATAAGTTTTCCAATCACTTTCCTTTTGAATTACTTCAGTAGTGGCTCTTCTACCTCTACCAGTTTGTTCAGCAAGTTGTTTTTTAGTAAGTTTTTTCTTTACATTATGGTGTAAAGATTTTTTACCAATATAAGACAAGCCACTTGGAATATGAGTGACTTGATAAATAAAACCATAGGTATCTACTGGGAAGTCCTCTAAGTTAGATATCTCTTTATCATTATATAACCACATTTATCTATCTATATTAATTAATATTGTTGTATCTGTTGTATTAGAAGTTTGAAGGGGTTGAGCTAATTTACCTACTGCCAACAAGTTTTGATACTCATCATATAAACCTACTGTTGTAATATAAGGTGAAAAATAAGATGATGTTACATAATCATAAACAGAACCTGTTGGGTATGGGAAGTTATACCAAGATCCTGAAATATTAGCGCTACTAGATACTGTTGAAGGGTTTAAAGTGTAATTAAACTCATTTTCTCTTACTGTACATTTATATTGAGTCTCATAAATTGTATACGAGGAAGAGAATGAACAAGTAACATTAGTTGTTTCTACTGAACCTGAAGCTAACTTATTATTAGTAATAAGAGCTAAACCATGAGGGTAAATAATATTACCCACATTTACACTACCAGATAATAAATTACCTTCACCATCATCAGTTATAGTGTGAGTACTACCTGAAACAAAGGTGTAATTGAATGATTTAGGTTGGATATTATCTCCGAATAACTTAGAAGGAATAGAAATAACTCCAACTTGAGCTCCTGAACCTGTAGGCCAGAATCTTGAAGCAGTAAGAGTTGATTGGAGATAATTAAAATATCTACCTGTCGAATCAGGTGAACCTACTAATTCATTCCCGGCTTCATCATTACCAGGTATTAAAACAGCTACTTGAACAGCATCACCATAACTTTGGGTTAGGTAATTTGAGTAGTAAAGTTCCTTAATTGAGTTATAAACTAGTACTTGGTACTGAGTAGATAAGGTTCCTGTAGTAGATTGGTTAGTTAAAAAGGAACCACTAGTGCCTAAAAATCTATCTACACCAGTTAACTGACCATCAGAACCTGTAGCGAATTGAGATTGAGGGAGAGAAAATCCTTTATTAACCGTAAACGGTAATACCTTGAGATCAGATGCTAGAAATTGTTTGTAGGCTATACCCATTCATTAGAAATCTAGCTTAACGCGGATTAATGCTTCTTTAGTGAAGTCTTTAAGTAGTGGTCTAGATAATTTAGCTACAGCTAATAATTCATTATTATCATTATATAAACCAACTGTAGTAAGATAAACCTGAGGGTTATCTACAAAGCTTGAATATAATACCTCACCAGTTGAACCAGAGATAAATGATGGGTTTTCTGAGTAGTTGAATTCTGAGCTTCTAGGTCTTACAAAGATAAAATCTGATGTTACTGTTTCTTGTGAATTAAGAGTAAATACAGAAGCACTTGAACCTGAGATAGCTCTAAATAATCTAGCATTGTTGTTACCTGGGGCGTCAAGTGATCTACTTACATTAAGACCAACACCTCCAGCAGTTAATGAACCTGATAGAGCATTTGGGTTTAATATAATTGTACCAATATCTGGTAATAACCAACCATATGAACCTGAGTTAATACTCCAACCATCTCCATTAAGACCAACGTTTGTAGTACCTGCTCCTGTTGCAATTGTACCAGCTGCCGAGGCTGAAATTAAGTTATATACTCTACCAGCTTCAGTGAATGTAGTTATATTTACATAATTACTATCATCAGTTAGGTTAATAACACCTAATGAACCTGAAAGTTCTAAGAATAGAGAACCAGGGAAAATAGCTTCTTTATAGCGATTTCTTTCAACTGAGATAGCCCAGAAATCAGATGAGGTTACATTACCAAAAATAAATGAAGCGTTTTCATCTCCTAATACTAGGTTTTGGTATTGACCATAGATAGTAGTAGTATAAGATAAACCATTTACAGCATCATTATAAAGTGTGCTACCACTACCATTAGCATTACCATAGGCAATTGCAAATTGGATATCTTGAGCAGCTGAAGATGAGTAAACGTTTAGGTAGTAATTACCTGAACTACCAGCAGCTTGAACAGATGAGGTAAAGAAATAAGTTAGTGTTGGAACATTTCCAACCCACATTGCAGCAGTAATCGAGTCTGAAGAGATTACAAAATCGTCGGCTTCTAATCTTTTAAATGACATAGTCTATATTTTAAGATACTTTAGTTACTGTTACTGGGATGGTTATTCTGGCACCTGAGTCTCTACCTTCTACAGTTAATGTAGCGTATAGAGCATTTTCTGAACCAAATAATGTATTAACAGTAGTTGCTTTTAAATTTAAAGTAGTACCTACTACTGTTTTAGAAACACTAGCTCCAATAGTTGTAGTCTGATTAAGAGAAGTTGCTTGTGGAGTATTAATACCAGCACCATTAAATGTACTCATTAATCTAACATCAGAAATAGTAAAGGTATAACCTGAAGGTTCAACTTGATTACCACCTGTATAGTTTAGAGTTTGTGGATTAACTGCTAATGAAGCACCTTGTTTAATAGTGATAGCAGAGTAACCTAGATCTAGAATAGGTAGTTTA